CCCCGCGGATCCGCTCGCGCATCTCGTCCGCGTTGTCGCTGACGCCGAGCAGACGGTTCGCAAGATCCGTGATCACCGGCGCGAGCTCGGCGGCGATCAGGTTGCCGAGGCCCATCGTCCGCTGCCGGACCATGAACATCGCGTCGTTCGCCGCCTCGACCTTTGCAGCGTCGACGCGGTTTAGCGCAAGCGAGTACCGTTCGACCTGCTCTACCGCGTCCTCGAATGCACCGCGGCCCTGATCGACGAGCTGAATAAGGTCGCCTTGCTCATCGCCGGCCAGGGCCGAGATGGCGGAAAGCTGCTGGCCACGATCGCTCAAGCCGCGCACGGCCTCGGCATAGCGCTGGAACAGCTCGGTCGGTTTCAGCGCCGCGAGCTCCTTCGTATCGAGGTTCAGGCGCTTGAACCATAGCGCCGCCGTACCGCCGCCGGTGGCGTTGAACTCGCCGAGTCGCTTGGTCGCCTCCGTCAGGGTCTTGTCGACGACGCTGATATCTATGCCGGACAGCTGAGCCTGCGTGCGGAACGCCTGAATGTTTTGCGTCGAGTCGCCGACCTTATCGGCGAACTTCGCCAACGCGTCCTGGCTCGCGAAGGCTTCCTTCGTGACGATGGCAAGGCCCGCGCCGATCGCGGCCGCGAGCGCTGCGCCGGCGACGGCTGCCTGCTTTGCGATCTTCGCCAGGTCAGCCTCAAAGCCCTTGAACGCAGCTTGCCCGCGGCGCTCAGCTTCGAGAACAACTTTCGCTTTAGGGTTTACCGGCACGTTTCATCCACTCGTCGATGACGGTCATGGCGCGGTAGTAGACGTGTGGCTGATCAAACAGCCCGCCCGCCACCGGCAGCACACCGCGTTTGTAGTGACCATAGAGATCGAACAGGAAAAGAGAGCGCTGGGTAATCAATCGACGGAGGCAGATGGGGCTCTGTTCGATGACCCCAGCAATCGTCCACGTGCCGCCATCGGGATCCCTTCCATCCGCGTCGCAGCTACAGCTGCCGCACGGATAGTTCTTGGGTTCCCCGAAGACCGCCGCCGTCAAGATCAGTTTTTTTCCAGGCCCTCGATCTCGGGCTGGTCGGAAGGCGCCGCCTCGTCAGGCATCGCCGCGATCATCAACTCGGTCGCACACTCGATGACCCATGACGGCGGCATCGAATCGAAGCAGCTCGGCACGCGGGCCGGCTTCGTCGTGCGCGGATCCGTCCAGTCGCGCGTCTCGATTACGCCGAATCGAACAGCCGTCATGTAGGAGCGATGCGTCGGCAGCAGGATGCCGTTGCCGTCATCGCGGTACGTATCGAGCAGGTCCATCTTCTGCGGCGTCGTCAACGGCCGGAGTCGGAAGGTTGCGTTGTCGGGGTTCTCCGCTTTCGGCGTGAACCACCAGGGGGTGAGCTTCAGCATTGCTGCTCCGTTATGTGAAGGCCAGGTTGAACTCATCGTCTGCGACCGTCTCGACGCAGCCGAAGCCGCCGTCGAACGTGAGCAGCGCTTCCCGGTCCGCGTAGGCGAGCGAGCGCCAGTAGGCCTTCGGCACGGTGAGGGCCCAGCGGTTGCCGGCGGATCCGATGACGCCCGTCTTGATCTCTTGCTGCGTGCCGCCGCGGAGCTCGTTGATGTAGTTCTTCGTCGAGATATCCTCGGCCTCCGGGTTCACCGTGCCCTGCGTGTTGCGGGCCGTCACGCGGATCTCGCCGTAGCCGTCGTCGCTATTCGGATCCGGAGAGATCGACATCGTGTTGCTCAGGTCGAGCGTCATCGATTCGATCGGGGCGGCATAGGCGCCGATCGCGAACGCAGCGGACAGGAACGCCGGCGGCAAGGTCGTCTCGAATGAGGCCGCGGGCGGGGCGGCTTCGGCCTCCGAGTAGATGTGCCCGACGAACGTGAAGTTCAGCCGACCGTAGCTACCGGCGGCAAGATTCAAGGCCACGTTGCCGCGGCAACCGACGATCACGCGCCAGTTCGCGCCCTCGCGGAAGCCGATCGTCAGGCTGCCGTGCTCGTCGATATCGGACTCCGGCGAGTACGTGACCGACGTCGCCGGCACGATAACCTCTTTGAGGCCGCAGGCGCGGAGCAGCCGGCCGATGCGCGGAGCTGTGCCGGCCGCGCCGGACCCCTTCAGTTCGGCCTGGAAGCTGAAGCCAAACAGGCTGCCGCCGTAGACCGCCTGCTCAGGCTGGAAGCTGTCCCGGATGATCTCGCGCTCGAGCATGCGCAGGTTCTCGATCGGGTTGGGCGAGAGTTCCATGACCTGGAGCGCGTCGGCGCCGACGAGCGCCTGCCCTTCGAAGTACTCGCCTCCATACTCCGACTCGAGGGCGGCGAACAGGCCGCGGTTGCGGGTTGAAATCGGCATGGCTCTAGCCCTCCGGCGTTTCTTGGGAAACGGTGTTGTTCAATGAACGACCTCTCAAAATGGCCCGCGCACGGAGCGGGCCGAGCGTGTCCTCCGACAAAGAAATCAATCGCCCGGATCCGCAAGCAGCATCCGGTAGTAGACGTTCCACGGAGTCGCCAACGCGCCGACGATGAACTCGCCGCGCAGGTCGAACGCCGGGGGTTCGGCGCCTCCATAGCTCGTGCTGATCACGAACGGCAGGCCGAGCGTGACGTCCTCCATCAGCGCGATGTGGATCTGTCGCCGCAGCTCGAGCAGCTCGGCCTTGACCGTGTCCTCCTCTGCGGCGGCGACGATCGAGGTCACGGCGACCGTAAGCAGGCTATCGATGAACTGGATGTTCTCTTCGACCGGGGAGTCCTGGCCGAAGTCGACAGAGATCGCCGGCAGCTCGTCCTGGTCTTCCGCCAGGCTCAACCGGCGATGCGCATAGACGTGCACACCGTCGTACTCGACCTGCGCCTCGAGGAGCGTACGGATCCGCTGGATGATCTGCTCGGCTCGATGACTCACCGGCCGAGCACCAGCTTCACCCAGCCCAGATGATCGCCCCGCGGCGGATCGAACTCGCGAATGACGTAGGACTCATCGCCATACGCCACCACACTGCCTTTCACGGTACCGGCGGGCAGCAGCGAGATCTGGCAGCCAAGCACCAGTCGGCGGCCCATCACGATGTGCTCGCCGACTACCTGCTCGACTTCTTCCCAGGTCGGGATGCCCGGCACGGGCTCGCCGTCGACCGTGGTCATTTCGCCGACCGCAGCGACGATCCGAGCGTCGGCTCGGCGCATACGGTCGGCGAAACTCACGGCCGAACTACGCCCGCTTCGCGCGCTGCAGCATCAGCGGGGTCGTGCAGACATACAGCGGGTAGCTGTACAGCTCCAGCTCGACGTACATGTTCCGCTTCTCGTCGGGGATGATCAGCGGGTAGTACTCCTGGCCGGGCATGTTCAGATAGTCGAACGACTCACCCGGCGACAGCGCACGCTGGAAGACACCCGGCGCGTTGACCGGGAAGAAGTGCGCCTTGTCCGGATGCACACCGACCGAGGCCGTTCCGCTCGTCGCGTCCTTGTCAAAGTTGTCCGTGCTGCGGTAGTTGTGCCACGCGATGCCGCCGAACACGAACGCTTGCCATTCCTTCGCGTTACGAAGGTCGGCCGCGGCTTCCCAGTTCAGGAACGTATCCCGCACCTTGTCGTGCCCGATCAGCGCGTCGTAGAAGTCGTCGCCGACGAGCGCGTGGCACTCCGTAACGCCATCGATCCATGCGCCCTTCGACGCTTTGCGCATCGCCCGTCTCACCGCCATGCACTTGCCGCGCACGTTCGTGGTGGCCGTGCCGAGCGCGAAGTCGATCTCCGCCGGCTGGGCCTCGGTCCAGTTCGTGAACCAGTTGTCGAGCGTCGAACCGTCGGCGTCCGTGACGATGCCCTTGATCGCGCCGATGCGCATGTTCTCGTGCGTCAGGTCCGCATCGCGGCGCAGCTTGGTGAACTTCCGCATCACCTCCGTCTGCGCCTGCTCGAGTTCGGTCGTCGTGCCGAATGCGCGAATGTTCTGCAACTCCGATGCCCGCAGCTGATCAGCCTTCGCGATCCGACGCGTGATGAATGCGCGCACGTCACGGCCGTCCTTCGCCGCTTGATCGAGCGGCTGGCCGCGCTGCGACGTTGGAATCAACGCCAACGTGTTGTTTCGCTGTTCGATGAACAGCGTCTCGGTGCGCAGCGGAACATCGTCGAAGATGCCCATCTGACCCAGCAAGCTGGGCTTGTACGGGACCCGCACGAGGGCGGCGATCATCTCGACGAGCGAGAATGCGTCGCCTTTGAAAACGTCCATGGTCAACATGATTCATTCCTCCGAAAAAAGAAAAACCCGCTCGAGGCGGGCCCGTAGTCGCGTAAGTGGGTGGCCGTTACCGGGCGATGATGAAGGTCGAAGCGAGGTCGACCAGGCCGTCGGTGTCGCCATCCTCGTCAACCCAGATGAGGTCGGACGCTCGCACCTCGGCGAGACGAACGACGGCTACTCCGTTCGCGTCGCCAGCGGTCGCATCGACGGGCGCGAACAGAATTGCCGCCACGGTCGGTTCCGGCGTGTATTCCGCGCTGTACGCGATGTACTTGCCGTTCGCTTTCTGCAGCAGCACGGTGCCGGCCTTTAGATCGCCGTTGACAGCGTCCTCCTCGAGGACGATCGCTTCGCGCGACAACGTCCCAGGCGCCTCGGAAACGATGAAGCCGCCTGCGTGCGGCAGTTGTTCGGTGATGGGATCCATGTCTGTTCCTCTCTATCGATGTAAATAAACGAAACCCGTAGAACGCGGCGGTCTATTTGCCGCCCAGCGCCTTGACGGTCTTGTCCCAGGTGCTCGCCGTTGCCTGCGTCTGTTCGGGCGCGCCGCCGTGGTTCACGGCTTGCCCGCCGTTGGCGAGATCCTGCAGGGTCACGCCGCGATCCTTCTGCGCGGCCAGGATCGAGGTTGCGGTCTCCTCGGCGGTCTTGCCGTCCTTGATCGCGGCGGCGATCTCCTTCTCGAAGCCGGGCACCGCGATGGCCTGGATCTTCGTCACGCGCTCCCGCTCCGCGGCGACGCCTTTCTGCTCGCCGGCGGTGAGCCCTTCGCCATGGCCCTTGGTGTGCCCTTCCAGGCGCGCCTCGTCCTTGGCCGCGGTCAGAACGGCCGCGGCGTGCTGCGCGACGAAAGCCGCATCGACGGTGACCGCCTTGGGCTCTTCGCCCGCCGCGGCGACTTGATAGAAACCCGGCGCGAGCGCCGTCGCTTGTTTGCTCATAGGAAATACTCCTGTTGAAAGACTACTTATCAATGCTTCGAAGGTGCCGATGTCGTCGGCCAGGCCGGCCTCCGCGGCGTGACGGCCGACGATCATGTCGCCGGCACCGAACTCGGAGAGCACCGTCTGCAGCGACTCTCCGCGGAACTTTGCGACGCGGCTCAGGAACACGTCGGCCAAGGCATCGACGCGGACTTGAACGAGATCGCGCCCTTTCGTAGACGCCGGCGTCAGGCGCTTGAGCGGAGACTGCGAGCTGACGACCTCGATCTCCTTGATGCCCCAGTCCTGCAGCATCTTCGTCATGTCCCAGTACGTCGCGACGACGCCGAGCGAACCGGCCTCGCCGGTCTCGGCGATGATCACTTGCTCGGCTGCGCTCGCGACCCAGTACGCCGCGCTCGCACCATCGCCGGCGATGAACGCAGCGATCTCCTTCTCGCCGCGGGCGTCGTAGATCAGGTCGGCGAATTCCTGCGTGCCGGTCACGATGCCGCCCGGTGAATCGATGTCGAGAACGATCGACCGGACCTTCGGGTGCTTCATCAGCACGCCGAAGTCGGCGGCGAGCGCCTGCCACTGCTGACGCCAATAGATCGCCCCGAACACCGGCAGGACGCCGACGCCATCGATGATCCCGGCTCGTAAGGTGCCGTCCAGCGGCGCGATGCCGCGACGGGTCATGAACGCGCGGATCGCGACATCGTCCGGCTGCTTGATCCGCGCGTTTGGCTTGCGGACCAGGAGCGACAGCGTACGCGGCAGGATCGCCCACATCGTGTCGGGGCTGAACAGCTCAGACGGCTCCTCGCCTGACACAGCCGCGAGTGCGGCGGCGCGGTCCTCGTCCGTCAGACGATCCTCGAGGTGAATCACTTCACGCTTCGCCGCCATTCCCTTCCTCCCCTGGCGCAGGCAGTACCGCCTGGCCGTTGCCGTTCTTGATCGAGTCGCGCTTCATGATCCGGCGCTCGCGCACGCGGGTCCGGTGAACGACGCGCCAGTTCTCGCCCATCATCGCGGCCGTCTCGATCGTCTCGTTGCTGATGCCGATGCCGATGCGCTCACGCGCGGCGGCCGCTTCTTTCTGCTCGTCCATCGAGCCGCGGGATGGGCCCACCCACATCGCCTGCTGGTAGGCGGCGCGGCGGATCGGATCGGCATAGCCGGTCACGGGGATCCGGCCGCGAGCGACCGCTTCGTCGAACCACAGCGCCCGGGCCGGGGCGCAGAATTGCTGCACCAGCGCCCAGCGGCGCATCGAGTACCAGCGCCAGGCCTGCAGCATCGCGGCGCGCGCGGCGCTGTAGCTCGCCTGGTAATGCAGCATCAGCTCGTCGAGCGGGATCTCGAGCGACGCCCCGATCTGCTTGACGATGCTCAAAAAGAACGGGTCGTACTTCGAGTTCGGCCGACCGGGATCTGCAGTCTCGATCGTCTCACCGGGCGCTAAGTCGACGATCGCGCCGGTCCCGAGCTCGAGCTGCTGCGGCTCCACGGCCTGGCCGTTCTGGGTGACCGCACCACTCGTGAACGTCGCCAACGGGTTGCCGAGTTCATCGGTCGCCTCCTTGTCTTTCTTGACGAACACCGTGAAGAGCGCCGACACGACGGCGGCCACGAGTTCGGCGCGGCTGTACGTCTCGAGCGTCTGCAACGGTTCGAGAATCGGAGCCAGGAACGGAGCACCCCGCACCGCGTTGATCCGGTCCTTGTCGTTCCAGATGTGGAACGCCCGCCGGCGTCCGATCGCATCGAACACCTGGATCGGCGTCCATCGGTCGATCGGCATGTCGATGGTGCGATCGGCCGGGTGCCGATTCTGCACGTGGTAGCGGATCGGCCGACCGAGCGGGTCCATCTCGACACCGTCGATCAACGTCGACGTGTCCGGCATCCGGTTTGGGTTCGAGACGCGCGCCGCGTCGACGAGCTGCAGCTTGAGCCCCCATAGCCCGCGCGGCATCTCGTAAAACGGCGTCAGCGCGAACGTGTCGCCGGCGAGCATCGACGAGACGAGCGCGAGCGACTGCTGACCGTAGAAGTCGAGCGTCGCCTCCGCGTCGCACTCCGACGGGCTGTCGGCCCAGGTCGCGAACTGCGCGTCGATGACCTCGTCGAGTTCCTCGGCCTGCTCGTCGGAGATCCCGAGCGCCCGGGCATCGATGGCCGCGTGCGCGATCAGGCCGGTGCCGACGATGTTCGTCCGCGGGCGCGTGATCGCCGCGCGCGCGATCATGTGGTTGCGGTAGGCGTCGTAGCTGCGGCTGTACAGCGTTTCGCGCTCCGTCCGCGGCAGATCGGACCGGCCGCTGCCGAGCGTCGGCAGCCAGCTGACCATGTGCCGCAAGACGCGAGACGCACCGCGCCAACGGGTCTCGGTCCGGTTCTCGCTCTGCGTTAGCGTCAGCGCCTGGTACTGCATCTTCGCGATCTCGCGCTTGACCGCGTAGCCGGGCGCGAGCTTGGCCATCAGTCCCATAGGTCAGCCCACCGGTCGCACGTAGAGCAGGCGGTTGCGGCCCGCCTTCGCGGCAGCCGCTACCTCGACCTTGAGCTCGGCCTCGAGCTTCCGGAGTTCGGAGAGGTTCGCCATCGTCAGGCTGCGGCCATCGGCCGAAATGCTCTGCCCCGTCTGCACGATCTCCAAGATCGCGGTCCGCGTCGCATCGAGCAGCTCCTGGTTCGTCGGTCCCGCCATCAGATTCGTACTCCTGCGCTGCGCACGCGCCGGCCGCTAGGTTGCGGCGGCGGCGTGCCTTTCGGTGGATTCGCAAGCTCAATCTGCCGCTCGATCGGCGCGGCCCAATCGGGCGGGTTGTCCCAGTCGATCGCATGCGCCTTCAACATCGCGCAGCCGGCACGGTTGTACGCATGCAGATCGAAGCCTTCGTTCGGCGTGTGCCCGTCACGCTCCCAGCCCCTCGCGGTCCGCTTCTCCGCCGTGATCTCGGAGAAGTACTCATCGTCGACCCAGCGCGGGATGTGGCAGTAGCCCGGGCCCGGCACCTCTCGCGCCAGGTCGCCCGCGATCCCGTCTTTCAGCTGGTTCACGTTCAGCCGCATGACGGGCACGTCGCCACGGCCGCCGTCGCGATCCTTGCGGCCGCGCGAGTCCGGGTAGCTCAGCTGCACGAGCGGCGCGTTTAAGTTGCCCTCGCCCTTGATGAGCCGGAACCGCTGGTGCAGTTGCTGGGCCCGCAAGTGGCGATAGAAGTCGTACGCCCTAAGCGTCACGCCCTCCTTGCCGCCGGAGTCCGCGCCCGTGATCAGCGGCCGCAGCCGGTACTCCGGATGGCTCGCGCAGGGGTAGCTCGCGTCGACCAGCCTCGGGATCAGCTCGTGCCAGTCCTCGAGGTAGACCGCCGGGTCGAGCGCCTCGAACCGCTCGCCTTCGGGCCGCCGGCTCGAGGTGATCCGAAACCGGTCGATCAGCCACGACTGCAGGCCGACGCCCCAGCCCATGACGTGGATCACGAACGCGTGCGCCTGGACGTCGGCGAACGCCGTCAGGAAGCGGACGCCGTCCGGGCACGTGCCGCGCTCCCAGTCCTCGAGCCGGCCGGCGAACTGCTCAGGCGTGCGGGTCCGCCGTACGGCCATCGGCATGTACGGCCAGCCCTGATCCTCGAACGAGGTCCGCCGGAGCTCCGTCTCGTCGCCGGTGCGCGCGTACTCGGCCGCGGCCGTCAGGTATGTGTGCACGATGCTGATCCAAGGCTGATAGGCTGCACCGGCGCCGCCGAGCCAGTAGCTGGCGACATTCGTCCGGCGCGGCTCGCCCTGGCGGCGGCCGTCGACGAGCTGCTGCCCTTCGTGCACCCAGGCGGCGCCGGCGATCCGATCGCCGTCCCGCCGAATCGCGTTGAGATCGACCTTCTCGTGCGGCTCGTGAATCCCGCCGCAGTGCGTGCACGCGACCTTCGCCCAGCTCTCGGCGAGCGTCATCAGGTCGTGCGTCCGAACGGCCTCGAGGACCTCCTCGAACTCCGGAACCATGAACGGCGCGAGGCCCGGCTTCGCCTCGAAGTGCTGCGCGCAGTGACGGCAGGCCCAGTACCAGCGCGCTCGCGTGCCCGTGTTGTACAGGCTCGCAATCCCGACCGCCGGCGGCGCTTCGTGCGGCGTCCGCGGCGTCCACGTCGGGTCGTCGTACTCAAAGCCCGGCGAGCTTTCGGCGAAGCACTTGCCCCGGCTCAAGTACGTCGTGATTCGCTTGAAGGCCTGGCCCCAAAGGGAACCGCGCCCGTCGACGTTCACGCTGCCGCCGCCGTCGTAGTCCATCAGGAACACGTAGCGGACCGTCTTGCCGCGCAGCTGCGTCGCCGCCGGCCAGCCGATCTTGAGCGCGATGCCGTTCCGGAAGAACTTGTCGTACGTGTTGTCGTCGCGCGCCCGGGGCGACATCAGCGCCGCGAGCTCGGGCGTGTTCGCGATCGCGCGGTCGAGCTCCATCCGCGAGAAGTCCCGCGCCGTATCCTGACTCATATAGATAGCCAAGATGTCGGCCGGCGCCACGGTCACTGCGTAGTAGATGCCGGCAATCGGCAGTCCGAACGTCTTACCCGTGCGCGCCGGCCCGACAAACACGACGCCCTGGTACAGGCGGTCCGCGAGCCGATCAAGCGGCTCGATCAGGTACGGGGTGACCAGCGGATCCCACGCACCCCGGTCGTTCCGGAGCTTCCCCGCCGCGGCCTGCGTGGGCGTGATCCGCCGCGGCGGCCGCAGGATCGGGGCGGCCGCACGCGCGACGTCGTCACCGCTCCGGAGCGGCGCAATCAGCACGGCGGGATGCTCAAGATCAGACTAGCTGCCAGACCCAGCCGCGGCCCTGCTTTCGCGCTGCGATGCGCTTGCCGATCTGCGCTTTCGCGCGCCGCAACGTCGTTTCCGATAGCCCTACTTTCTTACCGGCCTTGAGCAGCTCGGCCGTCGGCCGCGGGCCCTTCGCGAGCTCGGCCTGTAGGAATCGGATCCCGTCGTCAACCGCGGATCCCGTTTCACGAGAAACGGGACGCTCGACAGGCGGCCGGGCGATCGGTAGCTCCGGCGGCGTCTTCGTGACCGGCACCTCTGGCGGCGCATCGGTCAGCTCCTCGTC